GATGGAACTAAAAGAAGTCATGGAGAGTGGGCAAGTGCTAATGGTTTTAAATGGTTTAGTGAAGACAGTATGCCTAGTGATTGGATAAACGAAAAGAAAAGAGATAGTTTTGATGTCGAATGAAATAGAAGATTATTTAAGGATGCAAAGTGATATGGCTAGAAATAGTATAGATGATGCTACCCCCGAAGAATGGGATAGATTAAATTGGAATAGGGCTTCAACCGCTATTACGGAAGCAGTTAACCACCCACCGCATTATAATCAAGGCGATATAGAAACGATTGATTATATAATTGATGTGTTAGGAATTGAATATGCTGTTAGGTATTGCCACGGTAATGTGTTAAAGTACACAGGATCTAGATTGTTTAATAAAGGTAAAACAATAGAGGACGCTCGAAAGGCTATATGGTATTTAAATAAAATGGTCGAGCTTTTAGAAAATAAATGACTACTTTTAGCAGAAAAGATGAAAGAAGAGATAGGTTTGTACGTAAGAAAAAGTTTAACAAAATAGAAAACTCTTCTAAGTTAAAAAAAATAAAACACAAAGACAATCAACCAAAGGATAGAGAATAAAACAATGGATCAGTATCAAGAGTTTATACATAAAAGTCGTTATGCTAGGTGGCTTCCTGAACATAAAAGAAGAGAAACATGGGCAGAAACTGTTTATCGTTATGTACAGTTTTGGAGAGATAGAGAACAAATAACTGTAGCTGAAGGACAGAAAATATATGAGGCTGTTTATAACTTAGATGTCATGCCATCTATGCGTTGTATTATGACAGCAGGAGAAGCATTAGATAGAGATAATGTAGCAGGATTTAATTGTAGTTATTTGCACATAGATTCTCCAAGGTCTTTTGATGAACTCATGTATGTTCTTATGTGCGGCACTGGTGTTGGCTTTAGTGTAGAAAGAAACTTTATTAATAAACTCCCGGAAGTTGCTGAATCTTTTCATCCAACTGATACGATGATTGTTGTAGCAGATAGTAAGATAGGGTGGTCTTCTGCATTTAGAGAGTTAATTAGTTTACTTTATGCAGGTAAGATTCCTAAGTGGGATTTAAGTAAAGTAAGACCTGCCGGAGCTAGACTAAAAACTTTTGGCGGTAGAGCTTCTGGCCCTGAACCCTTAGATGATTTGTTTAATTTTTGTGTTGGTATATTTACAAAAGCAAAAGGACGTAAGCTTACTTCTATAGAGTGTCACGATGTTGTTTGTAAGGTTGCAGACATTGTGGTTGTCGGTGGTGTTAGGCGTTCTGCTTTAATTAGTTTATCTAATCTTTCGGATCAAAGAATGGGTAAAGCTAAGATGGGTGACTGGTGGCGCAATGAGGGTCAAAGAAGATTAGCTAACAATAGTGTAGCCTATACTGAGAAGCCTGACTTTGAAGCCTTTCTTAGTGAGATGCAGAACATGTATGAATCTAAGGCCGGAGAGCGCGGTATCTTTAGCAGGGTTGCGGCTCAAAAGATAGCCGCTAGAAACGATAGAAGAGATCCTAATCAAGACTTTGGAACTAATCCTTGTTCTGAGATTATACTTAGGTCAAATCAATTTTGTAATTTATCTGAAGTAGTTATTAGAAATGACGATAACCTAGAAACCTTAAAAGAAAAAGTAAAAGTAGCCGCTATTATAGGAACTCTTCAAGCTACTTTAACGGACTTTAGGTATTTAAGAAGTGTTTGGAAAAAGAATACAGAAGAAGAAGCACTGCTTGGAGTAAGTTTAACAGGCATTATGGATCATCCTGTTCTTGGAAAACCATGTGATAAAACAGAACTATGGTTAGGAGAGATGAAATATGTTGCTATCAAAACTAATAAAACATGGGCAAAGAAACTTGACATTAATCAATCAACGGCTATTACATGCGTTAAACCAAGCGGCACTGTTAGTCAACTTGTTAATAGTGCTAGTGGTATCCATCCTCGTTTTTCTCAGTATTATATTCGTAGAGTTCGTGCGGACGAGAAAGACCCTCTTTCTGTGTTTATGTCTGATAGGGGTTTTCCTGTTGAGCAGGATGTAATGTCTCCTAAGTCTAAAGTATTTAGCTTTCCTGTACAGGCTCCAAAGTCTAGTGTAACTGTTAAACAAACAGGCGCAATGGAACAATTAAATCTTTGGAAAATGTATCAAGATGCTTGGTGCGAACATAAACCTAGTATTACTATTTATTATACTGATGACGAATTTCTTGAGGTTGCTCAATGGATATGGAAGAACTTTGATGTTTGTTCTGGCATATCGCTACTACCATATAGTGATCATGTTTATCAGCAAGCACCTTATGAAGAAATAGATAGAAGTAAATATCAAGAACTTTTAAAAGAAATGCCTAAAGATGTAGATTGGGCTGTAGAGTTACAAGCTTTTGAAACAGAAGATAATACGGTAGGCTCTCAGGAGTTGGCGTGTGTAGGAACATCTTGTGAAATACAATGAAGCTAATCTCATAAGCTTTAAAGTCATTATAGATTCTAGTGGCACTATTATAACAGAACTTAGTAGTGTCCCTGAGAATCATTTGTCTAGAGTCTTTAAAGATAATGAATTAAATATTATGAAAAAACTAGTAGGTCTTGCAAAACCTAAGTTAGAAGAAATGCATGTCTATTTAGAAAAAGAATTAAAATCTTTAAATCATGTATAACGAACTAAAGTATTTAGTATAATACAGAAACAACATATTAGATTTATTACAACAATAACTGTCTTAATGACAGCAACTTTATGAGCTTCTGAGTCTGCTTCTTCCACATTTTCTCCTAGGCTCAATGCCCACAGACTCCAAAACCTCTTCATCTCTCACCACTTGGTACGGTTCGCCCAATATGCCGCAGACATTTTGCCTTTAGCTATATTCTTAGCGTGTCTTGCTTTAAAACTTGCTCTCTTCTTTTTCATACGAGATGATTCACCTGCTTTGGGTTTACCTGCGGTTTTGGCTCCTTGTTGACCGAATCTAATCGTCTTAATTTTGTCACCTTCTTTTGCCACAACAATGTGGCTTTTCTTAGGGTGACTAGGGGTACGCTTCGGTTTATTGTATCCACTGACTCCTGCCCTTGATAACCTAGAATCTTTCTTTTTACTCATTTATCTGTACCTCTGGTTCACCACCAAAAAACCAAGCATAAACAACAAAACTAATTATTGGTACAAGTAAAACTATAACGTGCCACCACCTAGCTCCATCTCCGTTGTAGTCTTCTAACCAACTCATCTTAAAAATTCAAAAGCTTGACTTAAAGATTGTTGAGTCACACATCCACATTCTAAATTATTTTTATTTCTTCCTTCACAATATTTAACCATATCTTTAGGACAATAAAATGTATCTACATTTAATAAAGACTCACCTTCAAATTTAGGTTGATTAATATTAGAGCATCCACCTATAAATAATGAAATTAAAAACATGTTTCTCATTTCTTTCTGTATGACCTCGTTTTCTTAGCTATTCGCTTTGGTTGTTTTGAATGTTGCTTTCCTTTCTTTGTATCTTCTCTTTTTTTGCGCGTAGTTGCCGCATATTCTTTAGCACTTAAAGCCTTTATAGCTTTTTCGGGGAGATATCTTTCGCCAGTTTTAGCACTAGGCTTACCTGATTTAGTTCTCCACTTTTGTTTTGTCCAAGACTTTAAAGACTTTTGAGATTTTTTAAGTGCCATCTTTTATCCTATATTTTTCTGCTTCTTTAAATACAGAGTTAGTTATAATAATAGGAACAACAATTAATAAATGAACAACTATGCTTGTAAAAGTATCATAGCTTGCAAACAACCCACCCCAATATGAACAAAGTAATCCAAAGAAACAACTCCACATTGTAAATAAAACAATAGTAAAATATGCTTGTAGACTAGGATCAGGAATGTATCTAAGTGGGTTTACTTTTGCATTCATTACTAGTTCCCAACTTTCATGTACCCATAATAAAAAACTTTTCATTTCTTTTTGTGCTTCCTTCTAATAGCTTCTTTGCCTCTTTTAGCTATAGCGGCTTGTTCGTTCTTACCTGCTACTTTTGCTCTTTGCTCTAATACAGTTAGTATTTGTATTTTACGAGCAAAGGGCTTACTTACATTTTTAACTTTACGAACTGTATCTCTGGCATCCTGAACAGTTGCATACTTTATTTTAACTGTATCTTTAGGATTCTCGTCAGTATAAAGCCTTCTCCCAGAACCTTTAGGTTTCTTACCTGTTCCTGTTCTTGGGTCTTTACTTTTTCTTTTTGTCATGTAACTTTTGTATTTTAAAATTAGCTTCTAAAGATGCACCTTTGTGTGGTACAAACTTACCAGTATGTTTCATTAGATTATATGCTCCATTCTTTTGTTTCATCCAATGATAACCAGAGGGGGCTTTTACTTTCATGTTACTCTCCTATTTACTCCACTTAACTCCGCGATAAACACCTTGGTTTAATTGAGAAGTTTCTTTTCTAACTGCGTTGTATCTAACACCTCTATATATTTTTTGCGTGTTTTGTTGTTTAGTCATATTAACCTCCATAACGTAATTGACTGTTAATCAATCGCGTTCCTTCGGCCCCATGCCTACTTCCGTCCTTAAATAAGGATGAACGTATATTGTTGTCTTACTTGTAACCGCCCCCTTTGGCTTTATATTCTTTAGCTAACATCTGTGCTTTTCGCGCTGACCATTGACCCGGCTTACCGCCCTTTGATCCTGCTTTAATTCTATTAAATAATCTTTTACGCATTGTAGGCTTAGTGTAGTTTCCTGCTTTATTTACTGTAGATTTTTTCTTTTTAACAGCCATTATGCTTTTCCCTTAACTTTTTCCATTCCTCTAATTCCTGACATTCCTAACATTCCAAGCAAAACAGGATAAAGTAGGTCGCTCTGTATTTCCGGTACTGGCAACCAGATACCTAGAAATGGACTTATAATTACGTTATATCCTAACCCAACCCAACAACAATGTCCAATCATAGGCCGCCAAGTTCTCTGTAGCATACTGCCTTGTGCTTCTATTTTTGCAAGCTCTATTTGTTGCAACATAACTTCTTGATGTTGTTTTTCGGAAAGCGTAGCTATCTCATGGGCTAACTTAGCTTTTTGATCTGCATCAGGAATAAACTTATCTAGTAGTCCTGATACTGGAGCTATTAATTTTTCTATCATTCTTCTTCCTCTTCAACCTTTGGTCGCGGTATTACATTTAATCTAGTTACTGTTGTATCTTTTTCAACCCATTCTGGGCGGCAGAAAACTGTACCTTCCTCAACACCCATATAATATTTTCTTTGTCTGGTGAGCATTTGAGCAACGTACTCACAATGACTTGGGTTATTATAATAAGTTTTTTTAGAATCATCTGGAACACCATCAATTAAAACGATTAAAGCAATTACTAATTTCATTGTCTGTTTTCAATCATTATGTCTATTAGTCTAGATAATTTTGCGTCAGTAGCCTTTGATATTTCTACTTGCTGAGATAAACCATCAGCTATCTGCTGTATC